TTGTCGTGTCTTGAGATCCAGAGAGTAAAACTCATCAGGCAATACGATTTTACGAGACCGGGCAAACTGTAAGGCCTCTAAGAATGTGACTGGCTTCATTTCCCCTCACTTGCTGTCATATACCCCAGCACATCACCTGCATATAAAGCTCGTTCCAGATTAGCCGTGAACTGAGACTGACTGGCCTCAGGCATAAGCTGTATTAGATGAAAGGCTAGATCTTCTGGTGTTTCACTCTTCTGCAGGAGCTCGTTTACCTGATCATTGCTTAAGAGTTCAATATTGCGCTGTGCATCAGTCAACTCTTCTACTTCCTGCTGTTCAGGTGATAGCTTTCTGGTAGTTGCTGCAAAGCTAAAGGCTTTATGGGGTAAAGCCTTAAACTGCAGATCGGGTTGGTTCAAGTCAGTTACAGACTTTAGATCACCCTCTTGCAAGCCATACTCGCGAATAAAGTAGTCATCCGATAAGTTTGCACCTGCATTTTTCAGGTGAACATCCCGTTCGGCCTGCTCTTTGTTAAGTGGTTTAGGCTTTTCACCTAGCATCACTTCATACTCACCCCAACCGTTTAAAGCGCATAATGCATTAACTACAGCTTGTAGTGTAGGAGTTACAAGTCGAATATCGGACTTGAGCTTATCCATCCGGACATTTTCATGTACTTGGCCAAGGCTGTAACTTCCTTTCCCATCCGTACTGCTGGTAAGCGTCTGCCCTAATACAACTTTCTGAATCTGGCGAATCAGCTGATTATTGAATGCTTCAAATGCTGCACCCGCTGAACCATTTGTTCCTGGTGCAGAGAGTATTTGCACATCATCCTCTATATCAATTGATAAGACGCTTTGAGCATGGGCATTTAATAATGCTTTGCTCATATCATCCGTTTCAGTATCTTTACATTTACCCAGTAAGATCGGTGTGCCGAAACGTTCCAGAAATTTAGCCCAGAACTTAAAGCCGTTCTGCTTAAAGAAAAATAGCCAGTAGAGAGTTGCTAGAAGTGCTTTTCCGTAAGGCTGCTCATAAGAGGCTTTACGGCGTGTCAGGAAAAATTTGAATACCTGGTCTACCTCATGCTCACCGTTAATGCCATCCTGTCTATAAATCAAACGACCATCATTTTTAGGCTCAAACCACTGCATCGGCTTTTCACCAATCCACTGCAGGCCCACATAACCTTCAGGCTTAACTTCATATACAGCTTCTTGAACTGAATAACCAAAGAACAGCGCACTCATTGCACCAGTAGCAATCTCATGAAACCATTCTTTGAGTACCAAATTCAGCATTTCAGCTTCTTTAGTGTCACCCGGCTCAATTCTGAGTGGTGTAGCAAGTAGTGCATCAATACGTGTTTCAACCACTTGTGCAATTTCATCATCATCGAGTAGCACACGTAACCTATGACGAGTAATACCAGCTTTACGGAGTACTTCATCTGTATCTGGCTGCTTGCCAAAATTTACCAGAAACTGAGTAACGGCCTCTTGTGTGTATAAGTTGCCATAAGACAAAGCCTTCTTTGACGCTTTGTCTTTTTTAGACTTTGCCATATTTGTTCCTTAATAAGTTCGACTTCCTGCACCTGCAGGTTTTTTCGGAGTTCTAGCTTCATTTAGCTCGTTAAATGCATCGCTACCGGCATCCACCTGGTCATCATGTTTCCCATTGGGAAAGTTTCGTAATTCCTCAATGAATGCCTTATTCCAGTCACCACGAAGTATTTTCACATTGCCTACGTTGACTTGGGCTGCAAATGGTTGAGCTCGAGTAATCTTGTCACCCGATACTGTTTCTGCCTTTACATTGAATCCAGATAGCTTGGTAATGAAGTTCTTCGCTTGAGCTTTACCCGCTTGCCCCGGATCTTGTGGTAATCGTATTGCTACAGACTTACCATCCAGCTCCGCAGTTTGTTTGATGCGTTTTTCAACGCCGTCAGGGCCTAGCTGAGCATGCTGTACATCGACGATATAGATATAACCATCTCGGCTTTTAGCTTCCTTGACACCTGCAGTGTAATCCCCTTCATTCTCAGAAGATGCTAAATCCCAAGCACGTACCTGATGAGTGATATCCGCAGGTAATGCATCCACAATTTCAATATTGTCAGGCTTAAAAAAACCACCGGCTGGTGGTGATGGTCGTTGACGATATTGGCCAGCAAAAACATACGGCGCTGCCAGCTCCATTCTTTCAAGCGTTTCAATGCTATGTTTCTCTGGCCAGAGTGCTGACCCATCAGGCTGAATAGCTGAAAGCTCTAAGTGCTCCCATTCCTCACCATTTCCGCCGTCAAGTAGCCAGCCTGCCAAATCTTCCTCATGCAAACGCTGCATAATGACAATGATTGGTGTATCTGGTGAGTTGGTACGAGACTCAAGTGTATTTTGGAACCACTCAATTACACCCTTACGAATCGTATCAGAACGTGCTTCACTGGCTTTATGCGGGTCATCAATAATGATTGCCCCACCAAATGAATCCCGAAATTTACCAGCACCAAAACCCGTAATGGTACCGCCTGTACCTTGTGAATAGCAGACACCACCTTTTGCAGTGCGCCAGTCATCCTTGGCTTTACTATCATCACGTAATGCGAAATCAGGAAATACACGTTTATATGCCTCTTCCTGTACCAAGTTTCGCGTCTGGAAAGCATTATTGGCTGCGAGTGTGGCTGAGTAACTGACATGAATAAACTCACTGTCAGGCGCTTTACCAAAACACCAAGCCATGAAATTAATCACTGCGAGCTCAGTTTTAGAATACCGGGGTGGAATATTGATAATCAGTCTTTTGGTTTCGCCCCGATATACCTTCATTAGCGCATCACATACCACACGGTGGTGCCAGTTATGCAGCCACTTGTACTTGCGCCGTTCCTTAAACATAAAACGTGAAAAGAAATACAGATCCTCTTGAGCTTCAATCTGTATTGCCAGTTCACGTGCTGGGTCAGTATTCATCTAAGACCTGCTCTCTTGCTTTCAGGTAGCTATCCGTAGGTACATTCTGATTAATGGTCTCTATTGGCTTGCCATCTTTACCAGTGATTTCCTGCTTGGTCACACGCCCATCTGTTTCTTGAAAGGCTTGCTTCAGTAGATTTTGCTTTACGCGCTTATTTCGACCTGAATCTTCATACATCTTTTGAAGCTCACGCAAACGAAAAGCCTTGTTAGCAATTGCTATATCTTCGATATTTTCTCGAAAATCCTTGCGGGTACGCTCAAACAGATCCTTTAATTTTTTGCTCAGATTACGTCCGGCAACTTTGGTTGGATCATAAAGTGCTACCTGTTGACGTGTAATTTCAATATTAAAATTTTGCTTTACAGTATCTACTACTTGTTGAGGGGTTTCAAAGCAAGCAAGAGACTGAACTATAAAGATTTTTACAGGCTCTTTAAGTGCTGCCATAAACTCACCTTCGTATAGCTACGTATAGCAAGACAGGCAAAAAAAAGAGCCCTTAGACTCAATTGATCACACACGTCCCACAACACGCAGCAATATTAGTTTCAGACACAAACGGCGCATTCTTCGCAATTTCCAGTAAACGCTTAACTGACTCATCAGCTCCCCAGCGTTTAGTCTCACCAAAGAACACCTCGACATCATGGCCAGCCAAGTAATGCTTTGGTAAGCCGGTCATATCGCTATAAATGATTTCGCCGTCCTCATCACGTTCAACACCGATGTGATAAAGCTCATGCTCAATCAAACGGCAGAACTCCTGATCATTAGAGTTTTTGCAAAAGCTTGCGTCTACTGTAATGAGATAAACAGGTACATAGCCGAACCAGTCCCGCATCTGCTGTTCCTGCCTAGCCTTTTTCCAACCACCCTGGTTAAACATCACCTTTTCACATTGGCCCAGTACCATACGTTTTTTCGCTACTGCCGCAGATGAAGCCCAAGCAAATGCCAAGAAGGTTTCATCATCATGAAGCAGCTCAGCGATATGATCATGGTCCGGATTGTGCAGCTGGCCACCCAAGGTTAAAAAGTTTTTAAGCACCCATTCTTTTAATTCAACGGCGGGTGCCAGCCGGATTGCTTCCTCTTCCTCTGCCTGATCAATCAGATCCGGCGGCGGGAATGGTCTGAACTGTTCCATTGAATGAATACCTCTTTAAGTGTTTAAGCCATTGACCAGCATGACTGGATTCTATTTGCAATGGTCCAGCTTCGTTGATCTTGTAACGGCTAGCTGATTCCAAACGTACAACGTTATAACCCATCTCTGCAGCATGATCATAACGATCCATGCTCCAAGCCTTATTGCTCAGTTTTCCCTTACGTCCACCAGACCAAGGCCCGCCTGCTATTTCAATTAAGATCCTGTGTTCGATCAAATGAAAGTCGAAACGCCAGTGCTTGGTAGATTTAAAGTGAAAGCATTTTTCAAATTTGATTTCTAAAATATCCAGAATCCGCTCTAGTTCTTCTTGGGCTTCGAGATATTTTTGAGTTGCCTTAGGTAATGGCTTTGCTCTTGGTACCTTTTTTAATGGCTTCTTTTTGGTTAGAGCTTTGTACTGGTCGGCATCCATAACTTACACCCATTAAAAAACCGCACTAACTTTAGTCAATGCGGCTTCTTATTCTTACCAAACTTAAATAACGCTATTCGATTTCTTTCCAGAAAGAGACATATAGTTTGAATTCTGACTTTATGAGAAATGCACTAATTAAAAATGCAGCCCCAATTACCAGAAACATTATATCTATATTCATAAACCCCACCAATTCAAGGATAATTCCAAGAATGCACAGTGCATAAAAAACAACTACGCCTAAATTTTCTTTCATTTGCTTCACCAGGAGAAAATTTGCTTTCTGCAAATTTGAACTGGCATATTTACATCAAAACTTCTTTAAATGGAAGAGACTGAGAAGTCTATCCGATAAATATAATTTTTGGTTATCTGGTTAATATTTTGCAAACCTCTTACTTTCTTTTTCTCCATGAGAGAAGAACCACTCAAAACTAGCTTAAGACTATTGTTCAGTTATTTAGGTGTTATAAGCACCACCAATAAGTTATCTTCTTCTAGCCAGTCAAACTCATACCCTTTAGCATCATAGTAAATTTCCAGTTTCTCTACTACTCCAGGCTCAATATCAGAATATTTCTCTTCAAAACTTATAGCCGTGTTTTTATTTACTTCCAGCTTATTATTGATACTAGAGATTAATCTTTCATAAGTAATTCTATAATTAGACATGATAAAAACTTCTTAATTTTTCGGCAAACACCTAGCTATATCAGAACCCTAGCAAAATAAATATAGTATAAATGTCTAAGTAATTTTAATTAATTTAATCAAATAGATTGCATAAGTTATTTTAAAAAATCTAGGATTTGATCTGTAGTTATGAGAATAAATTTTAAAAGATCTCATAAGGTGTTTAGAGCTTATGAGATCTTCAATAATAAAGTTAATTCCTTTCATACTTTCAGTTCACCCATTATCCTTAAGCCACTTGGGCTTCATCCAGAATAAGCTGAACCGCACTCTTTAACTTTATTTCCAAATCAGGATCTGCCTTATTCATGCGCCACTCATGCCTGGGAGTAGGATTATTTCCGGCATATCCTATATCTGAAAACAAATATACGCATTCATCAGAGAGATGAGCGCTATAAACAACCTCTTTTGAATTACCATGTGTTTTCTCTAACACCTGTAATGTTTTCAGTATATCTGAATCACTCATATTCAAAATCTCTCATTAAATAGAAAAGCTCATACTGGGAGCGATATGAGCTTTCGGTAGATGGATATTTAAAGCTAATAAACTAATAATGAAGGGTTAAAAAAACCTGCTTTCATAGAGGTAAAAGCAGGTTAAGGGGTACTACTACACACACTCTTCTATCGGAAGGAAAGTGATAGAATTAATATTAATATAATTTAAAATTCAAATATATGTAGTTGTTTTAATAGCAATAACGGTGTGCTTAATGTATCTCATGTTGTTTATTTATTAAACATAGCTTGAAATTAAATTAGAGATTTTTAAATAAACAATATAAACAAATTTCTAAAAATATGTCTTCAACTAAAATCTTATGAATAAAAAAAACCTATCCTCTTAAGGATAGGCTAATGAGGATTTGTATAGAACTAAGTGTATACAAATTCATTAAAACTTTAAGAGCCTTTCTTTCAGGGAGAAAAGATAATTAAAGTAGGTTACCAAAGTACCCTTAAGTAAAAAGGGTCATTTGAATATAGACAAAATATCGAGTTTCTTGAGTAATTTTTTTGGATAATAGAGTTAATAGTATGTATCGTATTCACTCACTAATATTCTTTTATTTGCTAGTTCTTCAAGCATGTTCTTATTCTCTGATCCAATATATAAAATAAAACCTGCGGGGCAGGTTTTATTTTATATATCTTCAAGATTAATTGAATAACTTTTTAAAAAATTAAATAAGCTAACTTAATATTGAAACAGAATAAATCAACTATGGCTTAAGGTATAAAAACTGTCGGGCTGTCGAGATAATAAATCTACAAAGTCAGGAATAGTTTCATTAGTCAACAAATAGGGATTAAAGCTCTCTTTATGCTTATCCATAAAGAAATTTATAACATCTTTATGATAGCTCGCATATTTCATATGCCATTTGGAGAACATTCGTTCATCAATATTTTCTAAGAACAGTACTTCACATTCTTCATGACGTGGATCTTTAAGAATCTTCTGAAAATAAAGATGTTCAACTTTTTCCCTCTCCCCTTCAAGGCATTGGACAAAGTAGCCATTGCCGTAATAGAGAGCACCATAAATCTTATGAGGCGTATTAAAGTTTAATGCTTCAGTAAGAATGTTGAACAGCTCATTCATAGGGTTGGCACAATCTTTTAGCTTACTTACATACAACAATCTTACATCTTCCACATTAACCTCCTGACCTAACTAAATAGTAACCACGTAAAAACCGTAAAAAAACATTTTAAAATTTTTGCAAGTAATTACTTATAGCTGCAAGGTGTTTAGTTTGTGATGTAAGGTCCCTAAAGATAAAATTTTCATTTAACCAAGTCAGCTTTGTTGACAATGCAATAGATAACGCAATTGAGTTAAACCAAAGAATGATTTAAGACTCAAAGAAGATATATCCCCGAAATTTAAGCGCAATATTAGTTCAAACAATTAGTTAAAGATACTAGTGATAAAGACTGATTTCTAATCAATGCAAATAGAACTCATTTTAATCAAGATCAATACAGATAAACAGTAATTCGCCCCCTTTCTTTCTAACCACATGAAGCGTCAATGATCTTGTAGGTATTTGAAGCCTTAATAACTGTAATCCGGTTTGGTCGATAATCTTCTGTAACAGCCTCACCTACTCTTGCATAGCGAAGTATCTCTGAATTGGTCATCTTTTTGATTTCCCGATCACTTAAATCAGTTCTCCCTACAAGCTCTTTGGCCCGAAGTGGCAAACACTCATGGAGTGTATCTTCTGCTTGTTTATCTGTTTTTTGTTCAGATACGTGATCAATATCTGACTGATAATTTGAACATGCACAGAGAACCGTCAGTAAAAATCCTGAAGCAATAAATTTTTTCATATTTTGGAACTTCACGGTGGGTACTTAGTAAATAGTGAATCATCAATCTGCTTTTAGCTGTTGTGTTCTCTTATGCACTTTTTTATAAAAGTTATCAGATCTAGCTTTTACTGAAGAGTTCTTTCTTTTAAAGTAGTTCACAATATCTTGATAGCCTTCCTCTTTTTCATCCGCTAGAGGAAAGGTTTTTTCTTTTTGTGTAAATATAGTTTCAATCAGGTTTACATACCAATTAATAAAACTTTGGGTAAGCTCCCGATCAGGTATTACACTGAAATCTATCCGTGCTTCTATACCCCATCTTTCTATAGGTTTTAACGTTTTTAAATAGCTTCGAGTAAGAGGAATCTTAATTTCTTTACTTTTAGTTTTAAATTTCAATTCGGTGAGTAAAAGATTTAAGTCCTTTAAACCATTAGTACTAAACCCGTATTCTCTATATACCTTCACATAGGTTTCTTGAGCAAGGCGCTGATAATTTTTGATAATAGTTTTCAATGTCTAATCCATTTGCATTGATTTTAGATACCATACACATCTACTGGTACATTTAACCAGATATTTAAGATTAATTCTTTATAATCGGCCGGTTCTGCGCCTTCCAGCAAGTAAAAAGATTTAATGGTACCATCCTTATTGATTTGAACTCTTTTATACAGCAGGGTCTCTTTATCCTGCGCCGTAAACTCTTCAATAAATTTGAGGATCTCTTCCGAGCCTAAATGCGATGGCTCTACCACCTGGCCGTTATACACACCACCGATGTAATAGGTTGACCGAGCTGACATAAGAACCTCTCTTAGACTTTATTGATTAGAAGCAAGTCTTGATAAAAAATATTCGTTTATTTTTTTAAAAAAAACTTATTTCTAATTTAGCCCACTTAAAATTGCTTAAAGTATCTTTTGTAATACCCATATGTTAAGTTTTTTTAAAAATAGAAAAGCCCATCAAATGATGGGCTTTAACAATGATCAAACGTTAGGTATTAATTTGAATATTTACCCAATTAACGAACTTATTCTTGTCCGTATAATTTGGCATTTCTCCTAAATTGATTATCTCTTTAGTACCAAATTTACCTATAACAAAATTAGGCACCTGAACTCTGAATTCTTCAGGAGTCTCTTCATGTAAGGTTCGAAAATACTCTACGGCTTTCGCGAATCCACTCTCATTCTTAAAACCAGGACGCTCTTGCAAGAAATCATAGACCTGTTCTAGAGCTGGTAAGTAATTGTTTCTAGGCATTCTTTTTCTCTAAAATTGCAGCTTTTCAAATGGAGGTTTATTTTGGATTAATTAAAAGAAAAAATACTTAATAATTATTTAAGATTTGTGTAAAGGATTTTCTATTTTTCTCTTAAGAAACAAGGAATTTATCTAATAAGTTTTTTTCAGTCTATATTCCACCGTTATCCGCTAACAGAGAATAATAAAAATTGGTAAATGTGATATATAAAGTTTAAGTCATTGTCGATTAAAATTTTAAAAACTTATAAGAAAAGCCCGCAAATGCGAGCTTTATTTAGTAGCGATTAAATACAAATTCGCCAAGTTATCACAAATATGCCATAACCTGTGTACACAATCAACTGTTTTCTAAATTAATAAAAAAGCCTGCTTACGGTCTTTTAAGCAGGCTAAAGATAGACATTATATTTTTTGTTTATTGTTATAATTTAAATTATGCTCATTCAAACAAAGTTAATATTTAACAGTAGCTTTCTTTAAAATGCACATAAAGAATACGTAAAATTTTAACCGAAAACCATTTCTTTAATTTCTAAAATTTTCTCAAACTTACCATACCTTTATCAAGTCTCCAAAAGTAAAAAAGCCCGCAAATGCGAGCATTTTCAAAATCGGTTCATGTAATGCGATCTATTACTTCTTGGTTTTCGTATTTTGAATAAATATTCATTTTCGAAGTAAATTAGATTTCAAGTTCGGATACCGACCTTCAATAAATGCCAAAGCACATTTCATATCTTGGCGAATTTGGATAGTAGAGGTATCAAACAAGGTAGCAACTTCCCTCAGTCTTCTATTTTCAATATAAACCTCCCATATCACCCCCATCCACTCTTGTAACGGTTCACTCTCAATCTGCCGTATATCTAAAATAATCCGTTGAAATGCTCTTGCCTCATTGTCGGTTATTTGACAGGTCACTCCACGGCGTACAACTGGTTCTCTAAAACTTTCATCATTCATATATTTTGCAATGAGCTGCTCACGTTGTTTCTGGTTCAACTTACGCGTGGGCAATGATTTGTAGACCAGACGCTTGACTTCAGTATTGCCATTCATCCAGGCACCAAATTGACGGAACCAGTCCTCAGTACTAAAACGTGTCCAATCCGTTGTTTGCATAATTGTTACTGCTGCATTCATCACTTAAAGCCCCCTAATAACCTTTCAATCTGCCGAACCGCCAAACCACTTTTCACTTGCTCTGTACTAAACCGTAATACCTGATAACCCAGCACTGTGGCCGCGTTGTATTTTTCCATATCGTGAATAAACCCTTTGCCCCGTGTGTGCCTGCCACCTGTCCAGATCCCGCCTTCCACCTCAACTAAAATCTTTGTTTCTAAAATATGAAAGTCTGCTCGCCATTGTCGTTCAGGGTGAAAGTAAAACTCCTGTACGAAGCCAATCTTGAGCGCTTTAAGATCGCTGGCCAGCTTTGCCTCTCCCTCACTTACAACCTTCTCCCCTTTCACCTTGCTCTGCCGCTTGGCTTTGGCACGTTTTTTAGTGCCATAGAGCTTGTGGTATTCAGCCAGAGACATACTGGTCATTACGCGCCTACTGCCAGTGAACCATTGAATCCCACCTGTTTCAGGTAAGGCTCCCATTTCTTTGCCTGTACCGGATCAGCCAGTTTCACGGCGATGCGTGCGGCCAGTTTTTCGTATGACTCACCCGGTTCGCTAAAACGCCCTGAGAATTCGGGATGCTGTGAGAGCTTCTGGGCAAAGGTGTGGATCTGTTTTTCAGAAAGCCGATTCGACTGACTTCCCGTGCCTGCCGGTTTAACAGATGCAGCTTGCTGCGGATTTGAATACTTGGTTCGGTAGGCGTTAATCAGCCAGTCAGCAAAGTGATAGATCATCAGATCACAGCTCATGTTCTTGCCCACGTTGTAGGTTTCAAAGGCCCGCTTTTCCCGCTCAGACCACTTCGAGTTCATGAGGGTGTCAAAATTGATGCTGTCATCGGCCAGAAAAATTTCTTCACGAAGTTTTTTAAAGCAAAGCCTGTCTTTTTTATTTTTAGATTCTTCTGAAAGATTCATTGGGAGATTCTGTGTCCCGTTAACGGCACTATTCAAAGTCCCGTTATTGGCACTATTCAATATGCCGTTAACGGAATGATTCCGTTTTTGGGACTGTTCCGTTTCCGGTACTATTTCAGATAAATTTTTTTCCTGTAATGGTGCCGTTTTTGGCATGGTTTCGCGTCCATTGACCCCATTTAACCGGTAGACTTTTACTCGTCTGGTACTGCCCTTGCGCTCACCGGTATCGACAATCAGCCGGTCTTCTAGCAGCTCGGCAATAATCTTGAGTACAGTCTTGCGTTCAAGACCGGTGTCTTTTTCAAGACGCTGCATGCTGGGGTAACAGCAATGGTCTTCACCGGCACGGTCTGCCAGTGAAAGCAGGATAAGCCGTTTCAGCGGTATGCGACTACCGCCTTTCTTCTCGGTCAGTCCGACTCTCCAGGCCCAGTTGGTTGCATCTAAGCTCATGGCTTCACCTTTTCCTCAGGGTGGCCAGCCGCATCAGCAGGCTGGATATATCCACCGAAATATTTAACTTTGCCGGCACTCATCAGACTGCTTTCGATCTGGGCCGACAGGTACATCGTGATTCTGAAACGGCGGGACATCTGCGCCTTGAACTCGTCCCGGGCCAGTGCAGCATTGGCCTCGTTATAGCCGCGTTTACGCAGGTTGGCTTTGTTGCGCTCGATCAGCTCGTTTAATATGCGTAGCGCCGGCTCGTAGAAGGACTGCATCTGCTGGAGCTGCTTATATTCAGGCAGTGCATCAAACTGATGGTTCATGGAGCCTCCGTAACAAACAGTGCTACCGGTTCAGCCAAGCGGCATTTGGCTTTGAGTTCAGCGAGTGTGGCCGGGCGTATATCCTGCTCATGCACAATCTGCTCACCTTCCAGCCGGTAGTAATGGCTGCTCTGTTGGGCTTTGACGGTTTGTAGCCCTTCCATCGCAATGCGGCTTGCAAACACCACTACGTCACCTGTAATGAAAATTCCTTTTTGTTCTATAAAAACGTATTTGCTATCAACAACTTGTTCTGCTACATTTAATTGATTCATTTAGACTTCCTAACTAAACTGAATTACTACCGCCCTTGCGCTCACTCGGGCGGTTTTTTTGAATTAATAAAAATTAACTTGTATCTAAAAAATTGGTTTGATAACTTTATCTATGTTCATTCCAGCCTGTTTGAACAGAAAAAGCCTGACCTCGAACGTCAGGCTTTTTCACTTTTAAGGTTGGTGGTATATTTCTGCATCTGCTTGAAAGCTGCTTGATCAACAGCAGTGATGAAATCAATCATTCTTTGAGCAATTTCGTGAATCTCCTGATATTCATCAGGTGTCACTACTCCATCTTCATAAGCTTCATATACCTTCTGATTAACCTGGCCGCTACAAATGTTGTGCTGCATCATGGCTTCAAAAATAGAAAGCTCCCGATGCTTATCTCCATCACAGCCCGCCGGAACTAAGGCCAGGTTCAAGCTGTGCGCCCAAACCTGAAGTACTGCCGGGTTTTTGGTGAAGTCTAATAAAGCTTCAAATTTTTTAAGGCTCGGCAAATAGTCCATATTTGGATTGCCGTAATTCAGAACGGTTTTATGAGAGTCACCTAATACTTCAGCAATCTGTTTTGCATCAATACCTGGTGTATGACGAATCATCTTATACAGAGCAGCTTGTGCTTCTTTACTAAATTCCATATGTGAATCCTTGTTTTTATTCACGTTTATTAAAGATATTAAGTTGTTGATAATTGTTTTAAGCGATTAATGCTTGGTTACGGACGTAATTAAAATCTGCCTCTGGACAAAGCAGGTCACAACTAACTGCACCATCACTCTCTTTATCGATTTTGATTGCGAGAGAGGCGCTGCATTTACTGTTGCCATACATGATCTGGTTTAAGTACCCCAGTGAGGTTTGGCAGCGTTTTGCGAAGTCTTTTCGATCATCTAAAGAAAGGTTGGCTAAGAAGGCTTTTAATTCAGTTGTATTGGCAGAAGACATTTCTAGATCTCCCATTAGTAATATTTAGTAAATACTAATTTTTATTACTAAATAAGTCAATATAGATTTAGTGTTTACGAATTTACTTTTTACTAAAAAATAGATGAAATACTGGTATGGATATTGTTTCTTTAAGACGCGCTAATTTACGCCGGGCAATAGATGCCAAAAATAAATCAGAAGGGTTTTCTTCAGATGCTGCTTTCTGTGAGCATTACGATTTGAACCCTAGCCACATATCTCAGCTTGTAAAAGGTCATGGGAGTTTTGGCGAGCGTGCAGCACGTAATCTGGAAAAGAAAGTCGGCTGGGAGTCTGGATTACTAGATCAGGAACCAACCAAAAATATATTCGGTGAAGAGAGCTTTGCTAATGTGCCTCGAGTTAGAGCGCGCATGGCTCCCGTCTTATCTTGGGTACAAGTAGGTAGTTTTACTAACGTGGCCGCTGTCGATATGAGTGAAGTCTCTCAATGGCTGCCATTACCAGAAGATGAGTGCTCAAATTGCTTTTTTCTTCAAGTGCAAGGAATAAGTAATTTTCCTGATTTTATTGAAGGCGACTACATTGTTGTAAACCCTGATGCCTATTATGGAGATATGCAATCAGGAGATATTATTGTGGTGCGTCGTGGTGAAGATGCTACGTTTAAAAAACTGGTTATTGAGACAAACGGCAAAAGATACCTTCAAGCATTGAATCCAGATTTTAAGCCAAATATTATTGAGTTTGATGAAGAGTGCCACTTTGTGGGGCAAGTGGTCGATTGCGTAAGATATGTCTATCACGCAAAACCTAGAGTGAGAAAGAGCTAAGAATTAAGACCGCTATATGCGGCCTATTTAACATAGGATAATAATAAGTGAATAAAAAATATAACCTACCCGAATTGTGCAAGTACAGAGAATTAAGCAGTGGTGAGCAGATGGCTATTCACCAAATACTTATCTCTTACGTACGTGAAAACCATCTCTACAATATTGTTTTACCCAACAATGCCAAGCCTTTTAATCTTGTAAAGTTGGTCAGCATCAATTTCGAAAATGAATCTAGCGCCATCTGGATTAATTTTAAAACCATTACGGGTGAGAGTTTTGCATTACCTATTGATCTTATTTCAAGAATAGAAATATCAGGACAGGAAGAAGTTTAGAGGCCGCTATATGCGGCTTAGATTGGACGTGGGGGTTGTGGGGGGTAAAGTATTTCGCAAGGATATAGCAAAATCTACTTAGGGCTCAAAACTACTCCAACAAAAATCTTTACATTAACGCTTCTAATGGTCATCGTGATTTTCTTGCCATACCCGATGCAGTTTGTATGGCTTTACTTGAATACTATGCTATTGATGCAGATCTACCAAATAAGGAAATAGCGAGAACAAACTATCGAGTATTAGCTATTTCTTCATTCAAAATTTATGTTTATACAAAATGCAACTATGATCCAAACCGAAAAGTTGATGGCTCATGGCAGGCTTTTCATGAAAGATTATTATTAAATGACAATATTCCTATAAACTATTTTTCAATTTTTAAGGAGCTCTAGACTGTAATTCTTAACATGATACGCGGAGGTTGCAAGATAGATGACACTACAGTGCCAGATATCAGTGTTGGGCAAATATGGTCACGATATTGGACTCAAAACAAATTTGATGACAAGTATGGCCCAAGATGTAAATTCCCACATGTTTATCCAGATACCTTTAGACAGTCTTCAGGTGGTGAATATGAGGCTTGGATATATCCAGCTGATGCATTAGGCATCTTCCGAAAATGGTTATATGAAGTTTACTTAATGGATAAGTTTCCTAAATATCTAAATACTAAAGTAACAAGTGGATCGATTATTGCTCCTGATGCAAATAAACTATTAAATGTATTACAAAGACCTGCTCTCACTACATCAGATATTACTAAATAAGAAAGCCGCTACCCGAGTGACTCTTAGATCGGTTGGAAAAATACATGTTTGAGTCATCTGTAATTGATGAATTCTTATCAATTGCCCTTAACTTTACTTTTTTTGTAATACCAATCAATTAAAAAACTCCAAACAACCCACCCCGTGTGGGTTTTCTTTTTTTATGTCATTGATATGTAATATACTATTTAAATGTTATATTATAACAATTAATATAAATACCTCCCTATCATCCTGTATAAGAAGGTCAAGAAAATGAAAAATACGTTATTAGGTGCAGCTTTAATAGGTCTGACAATGACTGGCTGTACTTCAAATCCAAATACTGAAGTTTTGCAAGAAAAAGTTAAAAATGATGTTTCATCTAATGCTCAGATTATTGAGTTTACTGGACCGAATGGTTTGTTAATCTTTCTAAAGTCTTCAGATAACTTTGAAACAGCGGTAATGACCGATAATTCTGGTAAAGTGTATCGTCTTCAACGCGCTGTCTCAGGAAGTGGAGTGCGCTTAGCAAATAATCAAGGCGTATCAATACACTTTAAAGCTGGTGAGGGCATTGTAGAATTCGTAAAAGATCAGCCTATCAGTATTACTGAACATAAAAAATAAGATTTATACTTTAAAGAAACCCACCCCAGCGGTGGGTTTTCTTTTGTCTATTAAAGTATGAAATTCAGCAAATACTAATTTTATACTAAATAAAATTAGTAAATACTATTGACTAATTATTTAGTAAATACTAAATTAAAGCTATTAAGACAACAAAAAGCTCCAGCGTAGCTTGAACTACCTGGAGCCAGACCCACACCTAACCTGTGAGTAAGTGAATTATGAAACAACATCACCCAAAGAGTCAAACCACCCAGATTCTTTTTCAAGAACCAACGGCTGAAGAAATGCAAAGCAAGCCCGGTTCGGTCTTCTCTAACATCTGCGCCATTTTACTCATTGCCAGTTCAGTCTTTGCACTGGTGTGTATGCTGCGTAGCTGTGCAAATGAAGCTGAAACTCAGACAGTCCAAGCCCATGCCTATAACGCGAAGTTCTCTCAAGAGCCTCAACTGGTTCAGGTTGTGGAGGCTCGCTAATGAATGCAGCCGTAAATCCAGAAAAAATTATTCCAATCCGGGCCAGCTCCCTGTCCGACCTGTTTGACTGTCCGGCACGCTGGGAAGCCAAAAATCTTTTAAACAAAC